AACGAGCCTTCGCCAACGCAAAGCATCGGGAAGATGTCGTAATTGCCATCAGTTGCCATGTAGCCAGGGTTTGCAGACTCAGCTGCACCCATGCCTGCCCAATGCAGCATTTCAGGAACAGAGATGATACGGAACTGATCAACAGTACCAATCTCGCCGTTCATGACATTGCCAGCATCTGCGTACTTCTCAACAGAGACAAACGCAGGATTACCAAACAGGTCTGTCATACTCTTCACAGTCGATTCCAGTTCGGAACCAATGTAGAGAACACGACCGCCGTTAATGGTCTTGGTGTCGATCATCCGCGAACCAGCAATCACTTTGGTTTGCTTTGGTGTGCGGTTGTCGTTCAGCGTACGGTTCAAGCGCATCAAGTCTTCGTATGTTACGACAGACGGATCAGCACCTTCACCAGTGATTTCGCCATCAGCAGTTGCTGCACCTGTGTAGACAACCACACCTGCACCAGCGAGCAGTTCTTTCTGAAGAACAGCTTCAGACAGCTGAGTTGCACCAGTCACCATCTCACGCGAGATGTGCTGATACAGGTCTTCGTCGGAATCAAAATCCATGGATTCTTGAGTGAACTCATGGAAGAAACCAAACTTCTGCATGGTGCCTTTGCGCTGCAGACGTGTGAAACCGACACGGTTTACACGACCACCATTTTCACCAAGAGTCGGCAGCTTGCCGTCAATGGTGCCAATGTCACGAGACGAACCATAAAGATTACCGTTTGCGATTGTTGCGCCAGATGCGTCAATGCCTTGGTCATTGACGTTACGGTCATCGAGCAGCGGGATGTAGTGATACACCCGAATTTCTTTACCGTAGTGCTTCGGCATGGCTGTTACGTCAGCCATCGGCATGAAGTACATTTCTTTAGCAGCGTCAATCAGAGCTTTCCGCTGGTAAAAGAACGTATTCATCTGGCTGGAGCCAGAGCCTTCAATGGTAGACGGCGTACCGCCTGCGGGATCGTTATACTGTTGCATTTTTCAGTACCTTTAAATGCGAGGTGAAGTCACCGCCATGATCTCTTCATCCGTCATATTGACTGGATCAAATTCTCTACGGGGTGCTTGAGATTGGGTGGAACGCGAGGGAGAGGCAGCTCTCGCACGGTCGTTATTAGATGCTACATTTCGACGTGAGACACGCGAACCAACAGGCTGCGGCCTTGCTTGTGCTTGAGGTTCAACATTGGGTTGAGCCAATGGCTGCTCACCTTGTTGACCTTCAGGAACAAGTTTTCCTTGCTGATGGAGCATATCTCCAACGGCTTTGTAGGCTTCTAAAAACGGAGTATTGGTGGACAGATTGCCAAGAGCTTGTTGACGTTCGATTTCAGAAGAGATGCGCGCATACAGCCCGTTTCCTCTCTGTTCATCGATAATCTTCATAATCTCTGGTTCTGCGTAGACAGCCTCTTTGCTCTTGGAGTCCCAGTGACTATTGATAACTTGGATGGTCTCTTTACCCGTCGGGGTGGACATCACGTCTCCCAACACGTCGTGAAAAGCCATCTCTTGATCAGAGACATTGTGGTTCCGAGGGCGGTAAGTATTCTCTTCTGATGTGTCGAGATCCATGGGATCTATGTTTGCATCTTTGAGAAGTTTTTTGATTGCGCCAGGGTCTTTGCGACTGACATCAATCAAAAAGTTGAGCCGGCCTTCATCAAGAAGACCATTATTCTCAAGCATACGCACCATCTTTAAGTGCGGCTTGAGAGCTTGCATTTTTTTGACGTAGTTTGCGCCTTGTTGCATCAACCGAACAGCTTCTTCGGGAGATTCAACTTTCATTTCACGCCCGTTTGCTTTGAACGGAGCAGTGATTTGCTCATACGCTGCTTTGTAGTCAAACGCTGCTTCTTCCGCGTCTACTTCTTCTTCTACAGTTTCAGCTTCAGAGTCTTCGCTTTCAGCAGATGCGTCTTCAGCTTCTAGCTCTTCTGCATCATCATCTTCTTCGGTTTGATCTGGTGTGGTGTGATCATCTTCAAAAACGTCTTGTGAGCCAGAAGGAGAGTCTTGCTCTTCAACCGCTTCTTCTGTTTCTTCTGCTTCGTTTTCTTTAGCTAATGGAAGATCAAGGTCGTCTTCTAATGTTGAACCAGAATGAGCTGTAAATGCTTCTTCGCCGTCATCTGTTTCAGGAGGCGTTTCAAGCTTCATCAGCTCGTCATCTGACATGTTTTCTAGATCGCTCATTGAAGAGTCTCCTCTTCACGAAGCTCATCTAGCAACATTTCGTTTTCTCTCAGAGCGTCTTCCATTTGATCGCCCATTCTTAAAATCCCCGACAAGTACTGTCGAAAGTTCGAGATGCTTTCGATTTGACCCACAATAGCATCTTTTCTGTGTTCAAGCGAGGGGTCTGCAGAAATGCCAACAAGACGAATGGCTTCGTCTTTTAAGTACCCTTCTTCAATAATTTGTCTGAACTCACGATTAGCCATAAGTTTGCGAAGTTGGTCACGTTTTTTAATGTGCTTCTTCGCTTCTTCAATCGTAAGTTCGACTTCTTCTACTTGATTGTCCAACATTGAGTTCCTACTGGAAGTTAAATGGGTTTAGATCTTTATGTATTTACCTAAACTGTTGATTGGTCAATACTTCCTGTATTCTATCGTAAGCAATTGCTTCACCAATGTTAGCATCTGACGGCTTACCTGGAACCAGATTATCTTTGTCTAAGATTCCTTTAGTGATCGCTAATTGCTGATTTCCTTCAGATTGCGCTCTTTGTCGATCCAGGTCTCTCAGGTGTTTTGTCCCTGTTTCTTGTTCAACATAGTTAAGATCAGACATTTCAGCATCTGCCAGTTCTTTACGAGCTTTTGCTTGATTAAGCTGAACTTTAGATTCCAACTCAGCCACTTCCAACTGAAGCTTCTGAAGTTCCAATTGCTTAGCTTGTTCTTGTAATGGATCAGGTTGTGGTTGGAACTGCTCAATACGTTTTGCTAAATCAGGCATACGCTTCAATCTGGCAATTTCAGCCAGAATGATTTGCGTCATAGAGAAATCCATGGAGTTGCCCATCGTTTGCAACATAAAGGACAAGTCTTCTGCCTGAGCTGCATCTACTTCTGCTGTTGAGATGTCTACTTTAAGATCAAAGTCTCCTTTGAGGTCTTCTCGACGCACAGTGACAAACTGATCGTTTGTAACACGAACCACTTCTTCTTCGGTCAAAAAGACTTGGTTCATCTTAATGATCTTGCGGCCCATCTCTTCGATGCCCTGAGCCAAACGACGTAAGATTGCCATCTCACGTTTACTGGCTGCATCCAGCATTCCTTTGATGCCTGCAGCTACGTCTCCGTAAGCTTGACCAGACAAGCCTCCAGAGAACGCTTTTACGCCTGTTAGTGCTTCTGCTTCTTGGTTCTGTACCTGAAGCATTGTCAGAGCAGAGTTAGGAATCTCAGGGAACTTATGCTCATAAACCCCCATGCTCGGCTGCATGGTTGGGTTGTACTCGTAGTCATGCCCATTTTCGTATTTACGGCGATTCGCCGTATCAAGCATTCCTTTGGCAAAGCCTTTTTGTCCGTTGGCAGACCGACCCATAAGATCAATCATGCCTCGTGTCACTGCGCCTAAAATAGCTTGGTTTTCTGACAGCAACTCTGCATCTGGTTCACCCCAGATAGACTTTTTCAGAGGCATGTACGGAACAATAACAATCGGAATCTCTTGGTCAGGGAATGGATTTTCTTCCATCCGAACCATGACATCACCGATCCAAGTTGCCACAATGGGCTTTAGCTCGTCATTGCCTTCGACATCGTACCAGCCCCAGTATTCATAAGCGACAACACGTTTACGCAAATCATCTTTGAACTGCACAGTGTCATCTGTGAATGTATCGTGTTCTGGGTTTGCGAGAGGTGAATTAGACGACCACAGAACTTTATCTAAGTTCTGATACCGTCCATCTTTGATCATCTCTGCTTTCGATGTTTCGAATGAAATAATGGCAAAAGATGCTTTCTTGATGTCTCCTTCAGCCGAAGGATCCACATAGATGTTTTGATATGCAACCGTGTCTGCTGTTGGATAATTTGCTCGAACTTGCTCTTCTTCAACAATCTCTGTTCCTGCCAACACAGCGTAAACTGGGATTTCTGCTTCAAGCGTGTACTCTGCAGCTTCTTGCAACTCTTCTGGCAAGTTTAAGAACTCATTGTAGTTCTGAGTTCGCATTTCCAGAGCCTGAGCCAAACCCTCCATGCGAGGATCCATTGGGTCTTCTATAGGATAGAATTCCCAAACAGGGCTTTCAACTTCAACCATCTCTGTCACACGATGCCAACCCAACCGGATCGCTACAGAGCCTTCATC